AAATTTTGGTGAAGAATATAAAACTTCCAACATTGGATTTTGAACAACACCAAAAGCTTGAGAAAAAGCAATTTGTGCTAATCCACCAGCATCTTTAGCTAACATACTAGCAATAAATGGTGAAGCGTTGCGAGCAAATTGAGCACCTTTTTGTTGAGGTGTCATAGAACTATTTTTATACAAATCTACAGTTGATCCAGCTAATGCAACACCAGCTGTAAATAATTGACCACCAGCACCAACTTCACCGTATGATTGATGTTGGTCAAAAACAAGAGTGTCTGGCATATAAAGAGCAATAACATCAGTTATTCTTTTTTCCGCCCTAACGCTACCACTTTCTAATCTATTACCAATTTCACCAATAATATTTAAAGATTCTGACGCAGCACCAACAACAGCTTGGCCAGGAGAAGATTGATTTAATAAATTTGATAGAGAAGTACCAGCACTCGTTCCCATTATTTGACTTGCAATATATCCACCAAAAGAACCAGCTTCTCTAACACCAGCACCAATCGTTTGTAATGTATTTGTTGCGCCAGCAGCATAACTACCAAGGCCTTGATTATTTCCAATTGCAGTAGGAGTTGCAGGCAAACCTAATTCATTCAATGCACCAGTACCAGGATAACTCGTTAGTCTTTGTTCATTGATATTAATAATCATATAGTGACCTTTATCAGCGGCCGCTAAATCTGATGGATATCTAAAAGTCGATACTCCATAGTCACTTGTGCCTAAAAGACCCTGTAATGGTCCTCTAATTTCAGGTGGTTTTATAGCAATATCTGATAGAAAGCTTAATAGTCCGGCCATTTATTGTCCTGTAGGTTTACTAGATATATTTATCATACATATGGAGACTATTTATGTCATATAAAGGGTGGTTTACCCCAAAACATCGAAGCAAATATAAAGGCGACTCAGATAATGTTGTCTATCGTTCCTCATGGGAATTGAGGGTAATGAAATGGTTAGATGAGAACCCAAGTGTCATTTGGTGGGGATCAGAAGAACTTATTATTAAGTACAGGTCACCTCTTGACCAAAAAATACACAGATATTTTCCAGATTTTATTGTCAGATTGAAACAAAAAAACGGCACAGAATCAACTGTTGTCATTGAGATAAAACCCCACAAACAGACTATCAAACCTGTTCAAAAAAGAAAGACAAATCGATTCTTACAAGAAGCGGCAACTTATGCAGTCAATCAAGAAAAGTGGCGGGCTGCAGACTTATTTTGTAAGGAACATGGTTGGCAATTCAAAGTGCTAACTGAAAAAGACATAGGCATTTGAGATAAATAGATAATGGCAAAACTAATCGATAGAATTAAAAAATCTCTTGCAAAAGAAGGTTATTCGACCGGCACTAATAATGCACGGAATTGGCTTCGTGCCAAAGTGAAAGATTTGTCACCATCAACTAGAACTTTGATGAGTGACAGAGATAGACTTAAAAGTAATTCGACAATTGGTAAGATGTATTTTTATTTTTATGACCCAAAAACAAAAGATACATTACCTTATTATGATAGATTTCCACTTGTGATTCCTATTGAATCATATAAAGATGGATTTTTAGGTTTGAATTTACACTATATTCACCCAAAACAAAGATTGATTCTTTTAGATAAATTAAGTGAAACTGCAACAAATGATAAGTTTGATTCTAAGACAAAATTGAGAGTAAATTATAGTTACCTTGCAGGTGCTTCTAGAGCATTTGAAGCGACACCATGTATTAAAAGATATTTGTATAGTCACATTCAATCAAGGTTTTTAGAAATCTCCGCAGATGAATGGGACATTGCCGCAATGTTACCAGTTGAAACATTTGTTGGTGCCACTACTAGTAAAGTTTACGCAGATTCAAGGAAAAAATTCTAATGTCATTCTCTCCAAATTTATTTTTGTCGCATATGCGTTCAAAAGATGGTCCAGCAAAACCATCTAGATTTGAAGTTGTTGTTCCAATACCATCATATATCAATGAATTTATTCCAAATAACATCATTGAAAATTTATTGAATTTACCAAATGCAATTTTTGGTACAGTATCAGAAGCTATTGGCAGTGCTTTTGGACAATCGCCTGTTGGTTCGAATTCAACAATATCAAGATACCTTGCACTACAATGTGAAACCGCAGAGTTGCCTGGTAGAACATTAATGACACAAGAAGCTAAAGTTTATGGTCCAACATATAAAGTGCCTTATCAGTCACAATATAATGAAATGACTTTAACATTTTTGTGTACAAATGAGTTTTGGGAAAGAAAATTATTTGACCGTTGGATAGAAGCAATTAATCCTTCAGATACAAATAATTTAAGATACCCAAAAGGTCCACAAACATATATGACACCAATTAAGGTGATTCAGTATGATGATTTCATTAAGCAAATATATGCAGTTGAATTAGTTGATGCGTTTCCAATAGGAATATCAGCACAACAATTGAGTTGGTCTGAAGATGGATTTCACAGACTATCTGTACAATTTGCTTATCAGAAATACAAACCAGTATATACCGGAAGTTATGATATCGCTGCAGCTGCGGCCGCTCTATTTGGAGTTGGTATTTCTAAAGTATTGCCTTTCGGTAAAGCATTAACTTAAATTTTTAATAAAGTGAGGACATTATGTTACCTAAGATAGACACGCCAATTTATGAAGTGAAACTTATATCAACTGGCAAAGTGGTTCAATTCAGACCATTTTTAGTAAAAGAACAAAAACTATTTCTAATGAACACAGAGAATGATGATGTTGAAGCAACAATCAAAGTCATTAGACAAGTATTAAAAAATTGTGTATTGAGTGATATTGATATTGATGCATTGCCTGTATTTGATTTAGAATATTTGTTTATGCATTTAAGAGCAAGGTCTGTTTCAGAAGTTGTTAATTTAAAATATCGATGCAATAATGCAATCAAAAATGATAAAGGTGAAGATAAGGAATGTGGAACAATTAATGAGATTTCATTTAATGTTCTTGAAATTCAACCAACAATAAATGAAAATCATACAAAAAAATTCCAATTAAATGATAAAATTGGAATTATTATGAAGTATCCTACTTTTGAAGTTATGCAAAAATCTTCAGGTAAAGAAGATTCGGATATTATTATGGATTTAATTTACAATTCAATCGAACAAGTATATGATGAAGATACTGTATATCATATGAAAGATAGTACAAGAGATGAGATTATTGAGTTTGTAGATAATCTTCAACAAAAAGATTTGGAAAATATTCGAAACTTTTTTGATACTATGCCGAAACTTCAAAAGAAAATTGACTACAAATGTAAGAAATGTGATTATCAAGAAAACATCACACTGGAGGGTGTGCAAAGTTTTTTCGAATAAATTTATACCATGATAACCTAAGGAACTACTATAAGACTAATTTTGCGTTGATGCAACATCACAAATACAGTCTTACAGAACTTGACAACATGATACCTTGGGAAAGAGAAATATATGTTAACATGTTAGCACAATATTTGGAAGAAGAGAAACAAAAAATGGAACAACAAGCCGCTAATAACAAGAGATAAAAAATGGCAGAATCAAGACTAGCAGAAATCTATCGACAAGAATTGAAGAAAAAAGGTCTCCTTGGAGCTCTCGTATCCGCTTCTGGTGAAAGATTTAAAGAGAAAACAGATATTCGAAGAATATTGCCACAAACTGGTGTTAGCGGAGTTGCGTTTGAAAAAATATTTGGTAAAAAATACAAATATAGTAGCAGTAAAGATAATATTAGAGAGAGTAAAAATGATTCTGGTGATACATATTCGAAATCAATAGAAGAGAAACTTACTCGAATTGGTGTTGATGGTAAAATAGCAGCTAAGAATTCTATGTCTTTACCTGTTATAGCATCACAAATTAATATTATGCAAAAGAATATTGCTAAAATGGTTAAGTTGAGTGGTGGAACACCATCATCAAAAGCGGATTCTTTTTTTAGTAATGCTAAATTCAAAGAAAATGCATACGAAGCAAAATATAATAAAATAAAAGGAACAAGTCCAACTAATGTAACTGATAAAAAAGACAGCGGTGGAATTCTAAGTTCCATACTTGGTGGTGCTTCAAGTATTATATCATCACTAAGTGGTTTTCTTAAAGGCCTTTTTGGTGCTATTTTAGCATCAGGAATAATAGGACAATTTTTAGATGATCCAGAAAGTAGAAAAGCTTTAAAAGATTTTTTTGTTAAATTTTTAACTGCATTTTTCGAAGGTGTTAA